ACAAAAGCTAGATAGTCTTGCAGATGCGCTAGTAATGATGGCTAGAGCAGAAGAGAAACTCATAGGGTTGAAAGAAGACCATGATCGAGCATATGAAAGAATGAATAGATTATCTAAAAAGATTGACGAAATTGAAAAGAAAGTAGATGATAATGCCCACACTGTTGGGATTATAAATAAATTAGTATTAGCAGCGATAGTCGCTGCCGTTGGTGCGGTGGTAGCCCAATGGATGTAAAAGGAGAAACCAATGTTTGGTAAAAACCCATTCCAAGAGTTTCGGGCTACTCTAAGTGAAAAAGCCCAAAAAGTAGAAGGTAATGCTTTCACAAGTGCACTTGCTGCAGCAAGAAAAAATGGTGACGATACCTTTGTTGTTGCTGGTAAAAAGTACAAGTGTGAAGATTATCCGAAAGAAGATAATACAAACGATGTATCTGATGACGGTGATGGTCTGGATAAGGTACAACCGAAAGCAGTAAAAAAGAAGTTCAAGGATCGTAAAGACAAAGACATCGATAATGATGGTGATGTTGATTCATCCGATGAATATTTACATAAGCGTCGTAAAGCAGTTTCTAAAGCAATTGATGAAAATGATGAAGAAGAAGAGAATGGCGATGAGAATGGTGACGACGAAAAGAAAATGAAGAAAAAGAAAAAAGGTGAAGAGGATGAAGTTGAAATGAATCCTAAGATGGAAGCGAAAGCATCTGACTTCACTGATGTTGCTGTGATGAAGGGTAAAGGTGGAACTCAAGTTAAAGTCGTGAAAGATAAGAAAGGCAAACTTGTTGCTTTGTTCACTGGCAAAGGTTCTACTCAGGTACCTATTAAGAAACTGGATAAGAAGGTTCTTCAAAAAGGACTTGATCATTTTGCGAAAAATAACGGTATGCTCGGAAGTTCGATTGATTCTATCTACGAAGCATCATTCCGTCAGAAACTTACTAATATGTTATCTGAAAAGCAAAATCCTAATGCAGCAAAAGCAGAAAAACCAGAAGATGCTCTAAAGGGTAAGGGTGCCAAAGATATGATGGAACCTGCTAAGAACCCTGAAGTAGATGATACCGAAGAAAAAGGTCATGACGATGCATCAAAGGCAGGGAAAGTAACTAAAGCGGCAGGTGGTCGTAATAGTGGCGATGCTGTTCGTTCTGGTGATCAGGGTATTCGTAACCCTATCAAAAAGACAATGGAAGCATATTCTGCTGTACAAGAAAAATGGTTGAAGTTACAGGAACCAATTGATGGCGCAACGCAAATCGATCCTGATGCTGTCATTCAAAGTGCGGAAGAAGAAACCAAGGAGTAATAAATGGCAATCAGTCCTCCAAATTATCAAAAGGATGCTATTCCCACCCCTCGTGGGTGGACGCACCCTCGTACTGGTGAGTTGTTAAAGGCACAAAAACTATCTGAACAACAGATTGGTGAGTATCTCGGTGAAGTTATCACATCTGCTCCACCAGAACCGATTGAAATTACAATCAATCCTGTCCCATTGAATGAATCTCCTACAACAGAAGAAGAGTTTGTAGGGGAGCATATGCCGAGTTCAATTGAACTAGATATGGATGACCTTTCAATCGAAGGACATGAAATAGAACCCATAGAGATCGATGAAGATGAGTATTGGACAGAAGATGATCTAGATGGTATGAACAAAGAAGAACTTGAAGAACTTGGTCGTGAGTATGGTATTGAATTAGATCGTCGTAAGACTAAATCAGTATTGATCAAGGAATTGAAGGAAGTAATGTTCGAAGACTAATTTGTCTGACTACATAATATCATGGAATTAAATGAAAAGAACTTTCTTCTCTATGCCTCGAGGCACTACTATAACCCGACGTTTTCGGATATAGAAGAGTTTCACGAGGATCTGAAAAGATTTAAATATATCAAACGTTTGGTGAATAGGTATCTTGAAAATGGTGTACTTGCTGAACGTTTGATTTTAAACCACTTGATCGTGATCTTTAATGTCTTTGGTGCTGAAGCGGCATTAAATATGTTAGAGGTAAAATTAGACGAGGAACATTGGTCAACAATAAAACCTTTCCTCGTTTTCTTAAAGTATATTACAAACGATCAGTTGACAGGAATAACGATGGATAAACATGTTGTAGAAATGTTGAGGAAGATATAATGGGTATTCTCAAAAGAGCAGCAGACCTTACATATACCTTTCGTTTCATCCGCATGCTTGTGTTAGACTGGAAAGAATGGGATGCCTATAAACTTGGCATCTTTGATGAAAACGGTAAAAGAGATAAATCAGTCAAACTAGATACTGACGAAAAGAAATCTGCCTATACACCTTTCATCAGACTATGTGCTAATATCAAAAGATTGTTAACAAAACTTCCTGGTGGTAGCACAAAACTTGGATCTTTTGCTGCAGGATTATTTCTAATTAAAGAAAAATATGGTATGAAAGACGAACACCTCACAAAGATTTGTGAGAAGTGTAATGTTGAAGTATTAGATTTTCTAAATGAATCATCTGAATGGTTTGTATTAGAAGATAAACAAATATCTCCTGGGGTATATACTATCCTAGAAAATAAAATATTGAATTCTTCTTTTGAGGAGTTTTGTTATGCTAAAGATAAAATTCGAGTGGAAGAAGATTCGTATCCTGTTGGTGATGTATTTGGTTTGGATATTTACGAAGGCACTCATATAAAAACTAATCAGAAAATATATTTCACAATTAGCGAGATTTACAAATGAAAAAGTTTAAACCGCATATGATGTACGATCCAAAGACTGGTAAAGGTTATAAAGCAAAGAAACCTGAAGATCATGTCCGTATGGACAAGATGGGTTATACGCACGATAAACCAGAAGTGGAAGAAGATACTACAACTGCGAGTATCCCTAATCCTGCACAAACTTCTATGGGACCAACAGTTGCTTTCTTAGATCGTAGGTCAAAGAAAAAAGTAAAGTATCTAAAACAGTTCCGTGACTACTACGCAGAAAAAGGAATTAAATGATGTTATCATTATTAGGGTCATTGATTGGATTCGCAGGTTCTGCGGTTCCAGCAATCACTGACGGTTTTGCTAGAAAAGCAGACCATAAACATGAAATTGAAAAAATGAAAGTCATGGCAGAACTCAAGGCAAGTGGGTATGACCATGAAATGAAAATGTATGATCAGATGGGTGCTGACAAAGAGCATGATCGTTTGATACAACATGATATAAGTATTAATCAAGGAACAGGTATTATAGCAGGTTTGCAAAAGTCTGTAAGACCTGTTATCACTTATGGTTTCTTTGCCTTATTTGTTACCATTGAGATTACACTGTTAATGACAGCGATAGAAAAAGGCACTGACTTCGCTGAGGCGATTCAGTTATTATGGGATGAGGATACGAAAGCGATCTTCGCGGCAATTATATCATTCTGGTTTGGATCCAGAGCAATTGAGAAAGCAAGAAAGAAATGAGAGAAACATTAATTAAAGCAGTTGTTTCACATGCACAAGGACATATCAATAAGCACCTAGCAAACATTGAAGTTTACATGACCAACCCAGCAGGTATTGGTGAGCATTCTGATATTATGGAAGCAATTGAAATGGAACTTGAACAGGTTGCAAAATACGACGATCAGATCGAAATGATAAAAAAGTATTATGTGAAAAAATAAATTAAATTTTTCTTAAAAAAGTGATAAAAAGGGGGTTTACTAAATTCCCCTTTTACTATATAATAGTTCATATAAAATAAATCATATTTCAAAGAGGATAACAGTTATGCAAAATCGTTTTGCAGACACTAGGGAATTTTTATCTCAAACTAAATTTTATGACGGATACTCTAGATTCAAAGAGAATTCAGGTGACTATGAAAATTGGGATGAAGCAGTAGACCGTGTCTTATCTATGCACGAAGAAAACTATTCGGAGCATACAGAAAAATTAAAATCCTATATTGAAGAAGCAAGAACTGCATATAAAGAACAACGTGTCTTGGGTGCGCAACGTGCGTTACAGTTTGGTGGCGAACAATTAAAGAAGCACCAAATGCGCATGTATAACTGTACATCATCTTATGCGGATCGTCCTGCTTTCTTCGGTGAGTTCTTTTACATTTTATTATGTGGTGCTGGTGCAGGTTTCTCAGTACAAGAACATCATGTAGGGAAATTACCAAAGATTCAGCAACGTACAAAACAAGCAAAGGGTTACATTGTTGAAGATTCAATTGAAGGTTGGGCATCTGCACTAGACGTGTTGATGTCATCTTATTTTGTTGGTGGCGGTAAACATCCAGACTATGAAGGTCGTCGTGTATTCTTTGACCTATCACAGATTCGACCAAAGGGTGCTAAGATCAGTGGTGGATTTAAAGCACCAGGACCAGAGGGTCTTCGTAAATCCTTAGATAAGATTGAACATATGCTACAGGGAATGGTAATGGATCAGAAAGACCCTGTAGATATCCGTCCTATTACTGTATATGATATTTGTATGCACGCAGCAGATGCTGTTCTTTCTGGTGGTGTTCGTCGTTCAGCAACTATCTGTCTCTTTTCACCAGAAGATGATGAGATGATGAACGCAAAGACTGGTAACTGGTTTATGGATAATCCACAACGTGGTCGTTCAAATAACAGTGCGGTTATCGTTCGTGATGAAGCAACTCCAGAGATGTTTGCAAAGATCATGGATTCTGTTAAGTCTTTTGGTGAACCAGGATTCTACTTTACAACCTCAAAGGAACATACTACTAATCCGTGTGTTGAGATTGGCATGTTCCCACAGTACGATGGTGAGAGTGGTTGGCAAGGTTGTAATCTAACCGAAATCAATGGTGGTATGTGTGCGACAGAAGAAGACTTCTATAAAGCATGTCGTGCTGGTGCTATTCTTGGTACACTTCAAGCAGGTTATACAGATTTTGAATTTTTATCACCTGTTTCAAAGAAGATCTTTGATCGTGAAGCACTTCTTGGTGTATCGATTACAGGTTGGATGAATAATCCTAAGATCCTTTTTGATACAAAAGTTCTAAAGAAAGGTGCTTCTATTGTTAAAAAAGTCAATAAAGAAGTTGCTGCTATTATTGGGATTAATCCTGCTGCTCGTACTACTTGCGTCAAACCAAGCGGTAATGCTTCAGTCCTATTGCAAACTGCTTCAGGGATTCATGCCGAGCATTCACCCATGTACATTCGTAACATCCAAATGAACAAAGAGTCTGAGATCACTCAGGCAATTGTTAAGTCTAATCCATATATGGTAGAAGAAAGTGTGTGGAGTGCGAATGGTACAGATGTTGTAGTTTCATTCCCAATTGTACCAAAGTTTGGTTCAATGTTCAAAGATGATCTACTCGGTGTAAAACATCTTGAAATGGTAAAGAAGGCACAAAAATACTGGGTCGTAGAAGGTACAAACGAAGAACTTTGTGCAGACGAAGGTATCCGTCATAATGTATCAAATACAATTATCGTTGATGATTGGGATGATGTAGAAAAGTATGTATTTGAGAATAGGTATTCGTTCTCTGGTATTTCTTTCCTTGCCCCAACTGGCGATAAAGACTATAACCAAGCACCAAATACTGGGGTTATTACCGCAGATGACATGGTCGCTAAATACGATCAAGGGGCGATCTTCGCTTCTGGTATGGTTGTAGATGCGATGAAGGTATTTGATAATCTTTGGAATGCTTGTGCTACTGCTATGGGTATGGGTGAAGACCTTTCCCTTGAGTCGTCTGAGAACTCTGCTAAGAAAGATTGGGTTCGTCGTTATGAACGGTTCGCAGAAAACTATCTAGATGGTGATATGAAGAAAACAGAATATTGCTTGAAGGATGCGTATCTACTCCACAAATGGAATAAGATTCAGAAGAACTTAAAACCGATTGATTGGAAAAATGACCTCACAGAAAAAAGATACACGGACGTCGATACACTCGGTGCCGCAGCGTGTGCTGGTGGAGCATGTGAAATCGATTTCTAAAGTACCATCCCCTTGTATTAGGGTTTGCAACATTGAGAACGACTACTGCATAGGTTGTGGTCGTTCTCCTCAAGAAGTTAAAGAATGGTTTTACTGCGACGATAATCGTAAACTGGAGATTGTAGAAAAAAGTGGAAAACGAATACCGAATCGAATGCGAGGAATGCGAGACAGTAACGATTGTTTTGGTTGACAATGGTGAGAAACCAGAGTTTTGTCCATGTTGTGGGCGAAGGGCAGAGGTAGAAGATATATCAGATACATAGTTGTATGTGGTATTATGAAAATGAAGAATATAATGAAACTCCTGAAGAATATCAAGGTTTTGTCTACGTCATTACTGAACTGGATACAAACAAAAAGTATATCGGCAAAAAGAACTTTTGGCGCCCAAAAATTCTCCCAAAAAATTCAAAAAGAAATAGACGAGTCAGGACACGAGTGGAATCTGATTGGAAGGACTACTTCGGATCAAGCAAAGAAGTCCAAGCGCTCGTCGAATCTAATGGAATAGAAAACTATAAACGAGAGATTCTCAGGTTTTGTAAGACAAAGGGTGAGATGTCTTACTATGAAGCAAAACTCCAATTTCAATATGATGTCCTCCTGAGCGACGAATACTACAACGAGTTCATCGG